TCACCAAACGCCTGGCTTTGCCCGTAAGTGCCGCGCAACGCACAAAATGCGCGCGCGCCAATTTGTCTGAGCGGCGAATAACGGCTGGTAAGTTCGGTTTCCAGCGCCGTTAAATTAGTGTTGTCCGTCCACGGCATCACAATCCAGTTGTACCAATCGTCACCCATCGACGTAATCGCATCGGTAACATCGGGGTTGCCGGTACCGCCGCTTAATTGCGTTACCGCAATGGCAGGCGCCGTTGGCTGCACCGTGGTGTCAAAATAAATTTTAATCGGCAAGGCGTTGGCGTATTCGCCTTTGTGCCGCGCGCTAATATCAACCTGGTTAGTCGCGCCACCGTTTACAACAGCGGTAATGGGAAAATCCGTTTGCGCGGTAATGGCGGCCACCACGGCAGAAGCAATCACGCTTTGCGAATCACCTGAGGCAATGCCTGCTTTTACCAACTCGCCACCGCAGTCAACAATCATGGTGCCGGAGGTTGACGCCGATCCGGTAAACGTTGCCTGCCCGGTAGCAACAACGCCCGCCACCAAATCATCAAGCCCAATACCCCACACTTGCATGGTGGGGCGCGCTTTAAAAATGTAATTCAGCATTTGGGTAATCATCGCACCGCGCCCCCAAAAGGATTCGGCTTGCGCGATATTGGTTGCCGGCATTGGATCGCCGTGCAAAACAGCACCGGTATTTAAACGCTGGCCCAACACCAACAGCTTTTGCACAAACGTGCCGCTATTCGCGCGGCTCGGATCAAATTCAACAAAAATGCCAGGGATGCGCAAATTGCTGGGGATATCGTTAAACGTAATTGTCATGGTGTAAGCTCCCTAATGCGTTATGGTTTAGTGCTTAACAATTTAGTGTTTTGATTTTTCAGGCGCCGGTGAACTGTCCGCCGCCTTACTTGGCTTCGATTCTTTTTTCGGCGCGGTAGGCACCAGGTCGCCGCATTTCAACAAGCGACGATGTCCTGGATGGTCGTTAACCCACTCGCCGTCCGTTTCAATGCGGCGACCGCTGTCCAGGTTGCGTGGCTTTCTGCCCTCGCCGGGTTTTACAAAAATGCGTTTGCCAGTACTCATAAACACTCCACCGATTTATTCGGGATAATCATCCTGCGTTTGTAATTCATCGCCAGCGTCCGGCACATCACCATCCAACAAGTGGTCGGCATCAAAGCCTTCAAAAATATCCAAGCCGCTAAAATCCGTGCTATCAATTTGCACATGCTGGTAAAAGGTCACCAACCACATCGAGTGGCCGTCTTGCTCAGCCTCCAACACAAACAAGCCTTGTGCTTCCAGCCGCTCGATATTGTTATCAACGGTGGCTAAATCCCAGGTTTGGTTATCGTTGGCAATCAGCGCAATACGCTCTGCAATCGTTGCGGCAATTAAATTGCGCGCCTCAATGGTTTTAGCATGTTTGGCGGCAATGCCAATAGCAAAGCGCACGTTAAACACCGCGCAATCTTCGGCAAACTCGGCGCGCTTGTCTTCGCTCGCCGCTTTAAACCCCAGATGCGAAATAAACACCGCCGGGGCGTTAAAGCTGCGCGCTTTCAGTTCCGCCCAGGTAAATTTGCCCGCATGCAATAAAAACCGATTTTCGCTCGGCATAATTTGTCTAAGCCCTGCGTCGGCTAACAAGGTTGTGCGTATCGCTGCTTTAACGGCTTCTATGCTCATTGCAAGGTCTCGTTAAAAAAGTCGATAGTCATCAATTCAATCTCGGTTTCCATTTCCGGCGTTAAACCCAACGCCGTTCGCGCGGGCAATGTCACCGCTTTATTGCGGCCCGCTTCGCCACCAAAGTGGTGAATCGCTGCATAAATCATGTTGCTGCCAATCTCCACGCTGTCGCCATTCAGCGCGACAGCGTAGGTATAGCTATCGCGCAGGTGGCCGAAGTCCTGCAGCGTTTTTCCACCTTCTTCCTGCGCACGCAAACTCGGCTCCCAACTTTCACCCTCCGGCGTTTGTTGGTTTTCAAAATTCAGCAGGGTTTCGCTTACTACGTAGTCGCCAATCTCAGCCGCCAGCAAACGTCGATCCGCACCGCGCAATTGCTCCAGCGCCCGAATAGGGTCGCTAAAATCAATCTTGTAATTCAGTGCAACGCCTGTCATACCGAATACCGATTAATATTGTTGTAACGATCCAAATCTACTGACGAACACGGCTTACTGGTAATCCGGCGATTCACATTGCCGCCTTCAGCGGTGTGTGCAATGCCCGGCAAAAATGCATTGCCGTTGGCGATATCGTTCAACCACTCGCGCCAATGTTTGCGCTCTTCTTTCATCGTGGTGGAAATATTGTCGCCGTCATCGGCCAACGCCGGGCGTGTTAATGCCAGGCAGCATTCTTTTAAGGGTGTGGTGTCTTCAGCGCCTGCAGGCAACGGCAAGGAGTACTTCGCTGCCAGCTTGCTGTCGATGTAATGGCTTTGTTTTAGCAGCGCATTGGTAGCGCGCAATAACGCCACCGTCGCAGCGGCAATTTCTTCAGCGCTATAGCCGCCTAAATCGGCTTCAAAAAAAACATCTTTTAGCAATGCCTCGGTAACTAAACCTTCTTCATCTTCCAGCAGCTGCGAAATTTCGGTCCAGCCGTAAGCTTCGGTAAGCTGCTCAAAAGTGGCGTAAGGCATTGCATGCGCTCAACAAAAACAGTTAAAAAATTACGGCGTGATTAAGCCCCGGTACCGGCGTCATTGTCGCCAACGTTGCCGTCCGCGTTGCCGGTGATTTCGGTTGCCGCCCCGGCGCCTGCTGGCGGGTTTGACTTTTCGGCGTCACGCCGCTGAAATTCATCCCACAGCGCATCGCGTTCGGGCGCGGATAGTTTTTTAACCCCCGCAATTTTTTTCAGCGCGTTAATTTCCGGTTTGCCGTCTTTGGTAAAATGGTCCGCGTTGTTCGGGTCAAGCTCACTCACGGCCCGCAACAAGTGGGCCGTGAGGTCATCGCTCTCATCGTCGTCGTCAGGGGTTGATTCAGGTTGGTTGCGCTGCGCCAGATAATCGTCGTCAATTATTTCAACCGAGCCAATACGCTCCAACCACTCGGCGTAATTAGGTGTAAACGGGTGTGTCAATTTACCGTCGGGCATTAACTTAAGCCGGTTGCCGTTTTCATCGCGGCAGCGGATCGGTGACAGAATCAAACACATCACCATCAGCAGGTTTGATTGCACTAACAACTTACTCATAATTCCTCCGCGTGTGCGCTCTAACGTGAATGACGTTAAAGCGCTGCAAAAAATCCGTTAAAAAATTCGTGAATGCAAAGCGCCAGTTATGGCGCTTTAATACCCTGGATGTGAAAGCCAGCCGACATAGACGTCTGATAAGGCCGACGCTCGTATTCCATCGGATAAATCCAGCTCTTGTTTCTTTTGCGGAAGTAGCCCTCTTCAACCAGCGGATGATCTTGCAACCGATAGGTGTAGCCGTAAGCAGGCGTGCCCATGCTGCGTTCGGATTCTGGCGGCACATAGGCAAGCACCGAAGCCGTCCATATTTTCTCAAGCGCTGCATCTTCGTTTGCCGCCATTAGCGCAGAGGCGTGGACGACGTTTTGAACTTGAAAATAACGCGCCGCCATTTCTTCAGTTAGAGAATCAGCGCTCGTGTATTTAAAGCGGTCTTTTACGATGGGGTTTTCTGCCAACACATCCCAGTCGTCAGATGTGAGCACCAACGTGTTTGGTGATGCGCCGATTTGATCGCGCACCGCCGCTTTCCATTCGCGAATATTCGCACCTGGATCGCCCCCATCGTCCCAATGCTCACCAGCTCCAAGCGTTACTTTATTGTTAGCGCCGTAGTTGGCTGCATCACACGCGATTTCGGCTTGCTCAAATTCAAGGCCCAGCATCATTACACGCATCGCGTTATTCACTGCGGTGGTCTCCATTTGCACCGTCGGCAAATCACTGGACTCTCGTAGCCACTCTCGGGGCACTTTTGCAGCAATCGAATCTTGCACCAAAGCAACCGGGTCAGACGCGTACCCGAATTGAATTTCAGCCACGTCGGCACCGGGCGCACGCCGCATGTTGTATTTGATAAAAGATTCTTTACCAAATTTGATCAGCCGCACACCTGACTTAGCGATTTCGACGAAGGGAAATAAAATGCTCCCAACAAATTCGAGATTCTTATATCCCAATGCAACATTGGACAAAACCGGATCAACCACACGCACTTGTGCTTTGTTCATTACCTTCTCCTAAAAACAGTCCTTAAAGCGGCGGGTACTGCATAACCCCGCCTAACGACACACACCAAAAAAATGAAAAGCTAAAAATTAAAAGTTAAAAATTAATTCGGGATCAATATCACACGGATGCGATCATTCGCGTTCACCGCCGCATCAATCGCGCGGGCCACAATCGCACCGGCTGTGCGCGTGACCGCACGGCTTTCCGTACCCACTTCAACCAGGGCACCGGCGGCAATCGCGGTTTGCGCTTTCACGGTAACCAAACCCAAGGTGTCAACCGTGCCGGGCTCGTCTTCCGCGTAATTGGGCGCAACACCCACGGTGTTGGCAGCGGCGGCAGCGGCCGCGCCATCAACACCCACAAAGGTTTCAGGCTGCACAATGCCAGTGATTTCAATCGTGATCGGGCAAACACCAATGTTCGGACCCATAACCTAACTCCTCTAAACTCGCGCTAAATTGAGTAAAAAATTGAAACGGAAAATTAAACGGCTTTGCTTACCGCGTTCAGCGCGGCCACATATTCGCCGCCATTTTTCGCCTGGTAATTAAGCGCTTTTTGATGCAGCGCCGCACGCTCCGGGCTAATCACCGTGCCAGCGGGCGCGGCGTAATGTTGCTCGGGGTCGTCAACGTCTTCATCGTCGTGCGCACCCAGGGTGATTTGCTTACCGAGCTTCGCTAAAAACTCTGCAAAAAATTCAGCCGGTGTTTTCTTTTCTGTTTTGTTATCGCCACTGGCAAATTCAAAACTGGCCTCGGCGTCAGCGGGCAGCGATGCCATAAACATGGCCAAACCAGTTTTCTGCGCGGGCAATAACTTGCCAGCCTTTAACAACCCATCAACCGTTGCTTGCGCGTCTTTCAATTGCGCACTAAACGCAGCAGTCGCATGCTCCGCCGCCATTTTTTTGTTGGCCGCGTTCAGCGTGTCAATTTGCTTTTGCGCGTCATCAAGCTGCTGTTGCATTTTTTGTTTCTCGTCCATCGTAAACTCCGTGTTTGGGTTAGCGTTGCCGGGCAAGTCGTCGCCCTGTAAATCTTGTACCGTATCGTTTGCCGCGAAGTCGTGGCCAATTGTGTCAATCTGGCGGTCGATACTGTCCAGGCGCCAATCCGGAAATGATTGATTCGTTTTTTCGACGCCGTCTTTTTCAATGAAATAATCGCGTACCGAGCGCAGCATGCTTTTCATATCGCGCAGCACCGACTTAACACCTAGCCAGGTGCTGTCTTTGTTGCCGTACCCCATAAAGGTGAATTCAATCGCGGCGGGGTTGCTCTCAAATTTCAACCGCGCCATACCTTCGACGGCGGGTTTCTTCGCGCCCAAAAATCCGATGTGTCTGAGCTTCCAGCCACCTTTGTCATCCGGCTCAATAGAAATGGATCGGTTGGGGTACAGCTCTTTTTCAACGGCTTCGGCAAATTCATCAACGGTGGGCCGCGCCTTCGCGAACAGTGTGCCGTCCTCTTCTTTTAAAGCCGTGGTCCAACCGTAGGCGGGGTCGTTCAGCTCCGGGTGACCAACGCACAGCGGCGACGGATCATCGGCATTGTGATTGCCGACAATGCTTTGCAAATCGGCGACGGTGAATTTTCGGGTTTTGCCTTTCGAATCGGTTTGCTCACCTGCGCGAAAAATCGGAAACCAATCGTCAAAGCCCTTAAAGGTAAACACGGGCTGATGAGCGCTTGGTTGAGGTTGCGATGCTAATGTCATGGCGCCACGATAAGGGCGCCAAGGAGGGAAGTTCAGGCGAAACGTTTCGCCGAGACGGCAACAGTCGAAGCCGTTATGATGCTAACACTAGCCACAAAATTTTTCGAGCAGCCGATGGCGACAGCGGGGTAACACTGTGTTGCGTTAATTATGTTTAGTGCAAAAAAAATCAACCCAAAGACGAAAAGCGCACAAGGCCCACACGGGGCGCGTGAGCGTTTTTATTTTTCAGGGCGCAATGGGCGGGATTAAAAGCGCTTCGCGTTTTTAACAAAATTTAACGGGGTTGTGTGGCAGGCACCCAGGTTACTTTGTAGTTGTCTTCAACTTTTGCGTATGAAGGCTTCTCTTGGATACTAAAAACATATCGCTCCAGCGCTCCAGCCTTGGCGTCAGCAAACATATATGCAGCAACCATTTCCGGGTTCAGCCGGTAGAGATTTTTTGCCACCACCTCACCATCGTACAGCGCGACTTCTTCAAAAAAATCGTAGGGCGGGTCAGTTAAATAAAATAAATTGGTATATTGATCAGGTTTATGAAGAATATGCAATTGACCATCATAATTACACAAAAAGCG